TGGTGTAAGTGTTAAAGCCATTTTTTACATTTTATATTTTGATTATAAATTATATATCTACATAAAAATATATAAGTTAAATCGCAATTAAAAATTAGATCGAAATGAATGACGCTACACTAGAAAACAGTCTTTTAGAAGCTGCTAAGAGGGATAAGAATTTAATATCTTTCTTAGAGACTTTGCAATCTGTGTATTCTTCAAACAATGAAGTAGTGACCATGCAATGGGAGAATAATAGTGGAATTCAGGAGGAATATAAAATACCATCTATAGGTTACCTTATATCTAAGATAACGAACCTAGAGAAAAATTTTGATTCTATATCAAATTCTAATATTAAAAACCCTAGAATCATCTTACCAGACGGTAGTGTAAGAAATTTGATTATATCAGAACCACTACAAACACCACAACCGTTTGTTTTTGCAACCCCGATACTACAGTATTCTATTAAAAATAATCCATTAAAAGATAACATGACCAATCCAATGGCTACTATAGAAATCCCTATAGACCCAGCAGTATATGGAGGAAATCATAGATTTATCTGGAGAAAAGTTGTTTTAGAAGACAATGAAACAAACAACGAATATTTCGACAGTAATTTACTGAATAGCAGAAAACCGTACTTAGAGACCATATCAGAACTTAGAGATAACCAGATAGGATACAGCAATGTAGAGAATGAGGCTAGGGTAAAAAATTCGGTTTCCACAGAATTTGGAAAATTTAGTGTGGTTAAGATAGCTAATGAAGTTATAAACGAAGAAAGTGGAATAGAGTTAACGTACACCCTAAACACACTAAGGTATAAAGACAAGGATAATAGAGATTTAACCCTACAATCAGGTAGTAAGTTAGTGTTTAAACGATCTACCGTGTATGAAGTAGTAAACGTTAGAACAGACGTTAGAAAAGTTAGTCTTAGGAAAATAGAAGGCAATTTACCTATATTAAAGGGAACAAACGTATTAGAGTTACAAGGTAAAATTAGTAGACAAACAGCAATAGTGCCTGTAGGAAAAGAATCAAGATTTGTATTATTCTTAAGTCCAGTAAACAATAATAGCAATACTGCTAGTTATGATTGGGGTGTGGGTGTGGGAATACACTTATATTCGTTAAAAAACTATCAAAATATACAATTTAAAGATGAATTTATAGATGACATGTGGAACACTCTGTTGGCACTGTCAGAAAATAAAATATTACCATCAAAAGAAATATTAAAACCAAACGTTCCTGATATAGAGGCATCTAGTTTGAAGGTGGAGGTTATAAATGCCCACAAGAACAATGTAAACAATGTAACCAGATTAAAAAAGTTACACTCGACTAAGGAGTCACTATTAGAAAAGAGTAACGCAATATCCCTATCCTTAAGGAATGTTAAAGAGGAACTGTCTGCATTAGATTCTAGCGATGTTAGGAATTCAAATAGTATAAATGAATTAAGAGTTAAAGAATCTGACTTAGTGGAAGAAAATAAAATCACAATTCAGGAGTTAGAGAGTGTGAGAGGTGAAATCATAGAAATCAGTGACACCGACAGCTTTTTCAAACCAAAGTATGGATTGGTGGGAGTTGTTCCATTCCCCAAGAGTAGATACAAGAATGAATCTCTAAAATTGGGAGAACAGCCAGTTGTAAAATTAGAACTAGAGTATAGGTATTTATCTATTAATGGTAAGGCTAGTGAATTTGAAACAGACAAATTTAAAACTTCCAGCAACACAGAAGAGAGGTATTCAGTTAGTAGATGGGAAAAATACAACAAAAGTCCTAGAAAGAAAAACATATCTGGGGTATTTTATGATGAAAGCAATAGCGATCCAGACATAAATTCACCAAATCAGTATCTTATACCAATGTCTGCTAATGAAATCTTAGAAATTAGAGTGAGAAGCGTTAGTGATGCAGGATACCCAGTAAGAGAAATAGTAAGTGATTGGAGTCCTACTAAGAGATATGAATTTCCAGAAGGATTGGCTGGCAATGAAAGTGCGGTTATAGATAAAACCAAGTCCGAAAGGGCTAGGAGGGATATGGCTGAAGAGTTTAGTAGAAGAGGATTAGAAAGTCACGCTGATGATTCATTCACTAATAAAGACAGGTTGTTCAAGCACTTAGCTAGAAACATAGGTACTAATGAAAAGACTCCAGAAGAAGGAAACAAAGATTTACAAGCTGTTATAGATGATATGAGAGGTAAAATATCTTCTTTAACAAACATATTGGAAGGATCACTTGGAGAGTTGCAAGTAAGAATAATAGATTCAGAAGACAAACAAGTGGCTGTTGTTAAGAATAACACAGTTGTGACAATTGATGGTGGTTTATACTCAGAATTGGTTTCTAACAATTCTATAAAGAAAGGGAGTATTGTAGAAAAAACATACTTCATTGAAATCAGTAACGTTAGTAATGGTGATCTAGAAATACTTAGTTACATTCCAGGAAATATTGATAGCCCATTGTCTGATACCTATGATGGGTACGTATTCAATCTATCAGAATACCAACAGTTTAGAAAGCAATTTTTAGTTCCAATAACATACAAAGAATTGAGGAGTAATGAATTCAACGATAGCACCTTTGGAACATATTTTCAAAACAAACAAGGGCAAGGACAATACTTGTATAGCAGATTTAGAGACGTGTCTTTAAACAATGAAATGTATGAAACTGATTATTCAGCCGACGTTTCTATTCCAATATTGTCAGGAACTGTAACCAAAGATTTTATTTGGTCGGGTGGCAACAACACCAACGGCAATGGATTTGAATCAGAATTTGCAGTTCACCTGAATCATCCTAGAATTCAAGAAGTCGTAGATAACTGGGCTGAATTTAACAATAACCTGTCAAGGGTAGCGAATTACGATGCGGCAACTAGCACTTATCTATTTAATCCTTTTATACAATCTAGTGCGGCATCTAGAAATATCAATGATGAAGGTAATGAGAAACAGATGGGGTATAAAGAATTCACTAGGGTATTATCTGGTGGAAACCAATTAGACAGTATACCTAAAATGAGATTTGAACTAGAAGACAGATATTTAATAGGTAAAAAAACATGTGGAATGTATCTTAACATCTCCCCAGACACTAAAAACGAAATGTCAGTTAATAATCCTTTCTATAACAAAGGTGAAAAAATAGAAAACGGTGGTAAAATTCTTGTTCCAATAACAGCCTCCTGTAGGCTAACGGATTACTATGGGTCTGGTGATAGTGGAGATGGAAGAGTTGGTGGAGTGGAAAACCTTCAAAATATAAGATATGAAAAAAGAATTGGTATAGATATACTAATAAAACGTAGAGAAGAAGTAGGTTTATTCAGCTTTGACTTCAAATTTGGTATGCAATATCAAGAGAGTAACATATAAAAGGCTGATCAACAGACCAGCCTTTAGTAACTAAATAAGGGTTAATTATGCTAAGTTATTGTCGATAACTAGAATAACTAGATCTTTTTTAACAGTTGCAGAGTGTTCCACATCTTTTAAAACCTTTTTTAAATCAGCAACGCTTTTTTCATTGTAAATTTTAGCGTATAAGTTTGCTTTCCCAATGGTTTCAGCGTCATATTTTTCTGAATCTTCTAGCTTTAAATCTAGGTCAGACAATAAAGGTTTGGCTTCTTCGGAAAACTCTACTGTTGGATCTGCATCACCTGAACCGTCTGTTCCTGTTCCTGTTCCTGTTCCTGTTCCTGTTCCTGTTCCTGTTCCTGTTCCTGTTCCTGTTCCTGTTTCAGTTTGTTTTCCTTCACCACTTGCATCTGGATCAGTTTCAGTTTCAGTTTCTTCTTCACCAATAGTAAACCCTTTCGCAATTAACATTTTGTTAAGGGGAGTGGGATTAACACAAATAACTTGAACAGAAGAATCCTTGGTTAATTGAAAGATAAATTGTTTTGACTTGGATGTTAAACAACTTAAAACGAAAACAAATTTTAATGGATCTACATCGTTATCTTTGATACCACTTCTGTTAATCAATTGATTAACACCAAAGGCAGAATTCTTAAAAAATATGGTTTTGTTACTAAAGCTAGCTAATTCTTTTGCAACTTCTTTAGGATCAACTTCCTTTTTGAAAAATAAATTATATTTTCCAATTTTTTTTGTGTAATTTTTTGGAGTTTTACTAACTCCCACTGTATCTAAAAGTTTCATATTAATTAGTTTTATTTGTTTTTAAAAACTTATTTATTACCTCTACTGCTATATAACTTGCATCGATTGCGATTATTCTGCCTAACACTTTTTTGACATCATCCTCGCTATAATCCATATTTTCCATAATAGAATCTATAAATTTGTTGGATGGTAATTTGAATTTTAAGTTAATGTCTAATTCAAAGTCTTCCTTCTTAGACTTGTTTAGTATTGCTGCTAATTCATTCAAATCATCATTTAGACTTAAGTACCTATCAGTGATAGCGTTTGAAAGGTTGGATTTTTCAACACTATGTTCTTGAGCTTTAATGTTACCTAGGTCACTTTTGGTGTTCTGTGAATCATTAAGAAAATTATCAACGTTATCAGGCTTCTCAGCAGCGTCTTTAGTTTCTACATCACCTTCTTCTACAGCCTTAGCTAGATCTTTTGATTCTTCTTCTAGCATCTTCTTCATAGACAAAAAATTACTTTCAGACATAATGTTTTATTTAAAAATTTATTGGTTATTAATAGATTTCAATATATATTAAAAATACTGTTGGAATTACTATATCTTAATTTAATAGAAAACAGCCCGATGATAAACATCGATGGTGAAGAAATTGTTGATTTAACAACAAAGATGTCTAATACTAACTTAAGGGAATTTACTAATAATAAGGTATTTATAGTAGGTGATAATCTAACTGCAAAACCATCAGCTATAGCCAAATTTCTGTATGGAGATGAGAACAAGATTGACTTGGTAAGCTACTATAATGGGTATAGTAATCCATTTGCCATAAATAAAGGTGATAAACTTTTTGCTCCAACTAGCGACAACCTAAACAGAATATCTAGTGACTCAAAGGAAAGCGTTGTAAATGTGGCTAAAGAAGCTATAAATAAAAAATCTTTTTCTATAGATCCTAGAAGAAATAGAACAATATCTACACCTAACATGAATGATGGGTTAAGAGGTAACATCAAGAAAGAAGATGAGATAATATTAGGTGGTAAAGTAGATGGTAATACCGCCAACAGTTCTACTTTAAATAAAAACTTTTACAATAACTCCGAATACAATTCTAATGATATAAGCGTTTCATTTGTTTAATCTATAGAATCCATGAGTTTTTCATACAATCTTCTATCGCCTGTAATATCATGACAAACCTTAGATAGCGTATGAGCATTCCAATTTGGTGTAGAAATGGAATAACTTTTTATCATCTTATAGGAGTCCTCACCATAATCGTTAATTTTGCAATAAAGTTGTAAGTATTCCGAAAAACATTGAAGATTGTTTGCCAGATCTTTTTTTACTTCTCTTTTGTTAATGCTATATCTAGTAAAACCTTTTTCCAATGATTCAACAGCTTTACTAACATATAGAAGTATTATAGTAACGCTCCTCATCATAGTAATGTCACTTAGATCTCTTTGCAGTCTGCTAACGTTTAAATTGTTCAAGTAAGTGTTTATTAACCCAATTGCCAACTTCAAATTGCCCTCCGCATTTTCGAATTCAATAGGATTAACTTTCTGTGGCATAGTACTACTACCCACTTCATTAATGTTACTATTTTTTGTAAAGTATCCCATAAGGCTATATAACCACATGTCTTGAGTCATGTCTAACATAGTGGTGCATAATGACAGTAACCCCCTCAAGCTGTTAAAAATATTGGGATAGTTGTTATTTTGGAAACTTTCTTGAGAAAAATCAATGGAATGAGAACCTGGAAAGAAATCATATATTGTTTGATTACATGCAGTATCATAATTGCTGGTGTCCTCTAAAAGATTTAACAAAGTAAATTGTCCACCAACAGCACCACTACCAAATTTTAATTCTAAGGATTTTACAGATGCGACTGTATCGTATAGGGCGACCCTAATCTTTTCATTATAAACCTTATTTAAACGATTAACTTTCATGGGGACGGCAGGTTGACCATGAGTAAACGCTAACATATAATAATCCTTATTCAAACAAGCATTCATAGCGTCTAACATTTTTCTCATAGACTTATTGAAATCCATGACACCATCAGACCAGATTTTAGTATAACAAACGTTGACTATATCTTGACTGGTCAAACCAAAGTGCATAAAACTAACTAAATAATCAACAAAATCTTCTAAAGATTCTAAATTATTGCTCAAGATTGAGAGTAATTCATCATCCTTTCTATCCCTGATCATTGAAATCAATTTCTCCTTAGCATTAGCTTTAGCAATGTCTACCACTGAACCTATATCATGTTTAGTAAGCAGTTCACTTTCAAATATTTCGGATTGATCAGGAATTTTGTTTTCTATCAAATAATCTACGCAATCATCTATAACTCCTCCAGCAACTAAATGTTGTATTAGTTCTTGATGTTTAAATAATTTGTTGTTGCAAATTAAATCATCAATTAAATGACCAAAGAATATATACTCTAGTCTAAAGCATTGCTTATAATAAGCGTTTTGATCTATTGATTTTTTGAGTTCTAGAAAATCATTGGAGTATCTATTACCAATATCAAATGGAGTCATATAATAGTTTTATGAAAAATAAAAAATTGTGCGAAAGGTTTCTTAGTACTTATCCAACCTAGAAGTGTCTACTTGTCCATCATTTTCTTGAGTAATCTTTTCGGACTTTCTCTTCTCATTAAGTTCCCATTCCTCTTCTGTCAATATTTTTAACTTATCGACTAATAAAAACTTCTTATCAAACAATGGTTCTCTCTCAGAATCTTGAACTCTTTCAAAAGAGGAATAGTTCTTCATCTTAGCCTCCGTCAGTTCGTGTTCTTTAGCCATTTCGAAATAGCCATCTGTGTTGAATTTAATGTTTATAGAATTTTCAAAGTCATTATCTAATGACAGTACTGGATCTTCTATTATAGCTGAATAGTATATGGGTTTCTTGATTAACTTTGAAAATTCAGCGCATATTCTTCTGCATCTTTTATGATACATCACCTCGTCATATGGTATACCATCGGCTTTAAACAGGGACAAACTTCCTATTCTGTTTTCACTATCAAATCTACTCTTAGGAATGGTACTATCTCTATACACACTGTCTCTAAAGTAATCCACCACGTCCATTTTGCCTAAATCTACACCATTGTATTGAATACTATCAATTTGAGTGGTATTTCCATTTCTACTAGGTAATGCTATGTTTCTGCCAAATTTATAGTCCGTCTCTCCGTTTATGGAAACAACCCCAGTTGATGAATCAATTGACAATTTTTCTTTATATTGGCTTACCAATTTAGTTACTGATTCTTTAGCTTTAACCCCTATCTTAGTACCTGTGGGAACTATCATTTTAAGCCTGTATTGGGCAACTAATATGTTCCAACCAACTCTACTTTCTTCTAAAGATCTAGTTAGGTTGTAGTTTCTTTTTATGGAGTCTAAGTAAGTGGATTCATACATCTCACTATTACCCGAAATATTATTCCATTCAGCAGTTACAATGCATTGTTCTGGTAGGTAACTATACTTGCCATAATGGTCTAAGACTTTATACATTACGATTCTAGAACCATCTTCTTTTATACCATCTATTCTAGTAAAAGTGTATGGATTCAATCTTTTAAACCCAATAATTTTAATAGGTATTTTCTCAATTTTGTCTTTAGTTTTAATAGAAACCTTAGGAACAAGATTCTTTCTTTCTTCTTCTTTATCATCACCTAACAAACCTAATTCGGCTAATTCTTGGTCTTCTATTTCTTTTAATAAAGATTCATTTAAATTTCCAATTTCATCTTCCTCAAGTGTGGCTATTTTGGCAGCCATGTCAAGTCTCCTGTCATACATTAGCTTGACGGATTTTAGTTCATCTAATGACCTAATAATATTTTTAGCCCTAGAATTTATATCCTTCTTTTTTGATTCACTTAAATCCGATTTCAATTCTGTTTTAATTACCTTTAATTGGCTCTCACTAAGATTGATTATGTCCTTAATTTCAGCAAGTTTCTCATCAAAATCACTTTTTAATATAGTCTCATAAATGACTTCATACCCTACTTTTCCAGAAAGAAACAAACTGTAAAAAACCTTCCAAGCCTCTTGTTCATTGTTAAAACCTAAGCCTTTCATGATTTCGGAATACTTTTCGGTAACGGACGCTTCAAATTTTGCACTATAATCAAATTTCTTTTTGTTTAAAAATAGTTCGCAAAATTCATTGTCGTCGTTATATACTATACAGCTGTCTACTAGGGTTTCTACTATATTTTTTAATTCAGGATTTAATTGAAGATAACGCTTTACCTCTTCTTCTGACTTGAATTGGTTAGATCTAAGCCTTTGGTTAGCCTCCTCTTCTAAGAATGGTTCGTAATGATCAAGGTCATCAGAAGTTAAGCTATGTTTCTTTATTTTTGTATTAATGATACTATCATCAATACCTAAATTAGCTATATTTCTAAGAGTGGAATTTAAGACACCTACTCTAGTTCTAGTACCATAAACCCTGCGTCTAAAATTGTACCTGTTCATGTATTATATTTAATCTATTTATTTTTAATTTCTAATAATAAAAAAGCCCATTATTACAATGGGCTTTTAATAAGTCTAAAAAAGTGTTAACTCTAACACGAAGTCGGCATTCGCCAAGGGGGTGAAGCACTACGCAAATTCCTAGAATTGAGGCTTAGAATTGGTGCATTACTGTGCGAATTTCCTTGGAGCAGTTTTAAATGGCTGCGGACATTGGACTTATTATTTAACGATTCATTATATCTATTATTGTTGTTGTAGTTCCTAAAGAGCAAATTACCTGGATAGTACTTTTCAACAGAATAAATAGTAGTTGCAATGGCAACTTGTTTGGAATTTTCTTTTTCAATAGAACAATTTAGATATGATTCCTTAGAATCTATGTCTAATGCATTTTGGATAACCATGTTATCTTCCATTGCAACCTGTTCATAATCAAATAATTGCTCACAATCATTTAAATTGTTGGTGGCAATTTTTTGTTGATCTTTGGTGTCAACCCCCCCAGACACTAAGCAAGGCTACCAAGCTTAGTGTCAATAATAGTTTTAATTTCATACTTTTGTTATTATTTAAATTAAAAATTCTATATTAGAATCCCAGTTTCAGTATATATTAAAAGTGGGATATTAATATTTCAAATTGCCTTTTTGATATGAATCTCTTTTTTTCGATTTGGTCTAAAAATGAATTTAACATAGAATTTGACTTTCCGTCATTATTTAACATTAGTATCATCTTTTTTGCTAGCAAGTGATCCAATTCATAATTTAAAATTTCTTTTTCAACTATTCTTTTAATTAATAAGTCGTCATAATCTCTCTTTAATTTAGGCTTATAGCATAACCCCGACTCTGGTTTACCACTCTTTATAGTAAATGATAAATTACAAGATTTACCTTTTAATGCTCTACACCCTTTACAACTAGTTTGACTAGTCATTGATATTGTTTTAATGTTCATTACTTATAAATTTTACCGTCTCTATTAATGAGTATTTTTTCACCATCCTGCAGTTCAATCAAACCATTGTAAGATAATATGCAGGGTATTTTTACACTCCTACAAAGCGTAGCTAGGTGACATAATTGGTTACCATCGGTAGTTATTATGGCTTTAGCTGTTAGAATTTC